AGTTACTGGTTTATATGTTCTTCGGGTAAAAGAAGGTTCAAATCTAGTAGCATTATTTCTATTTAAGTTATCTACAAATTCCTGCCTGCTTTCTCTGTATCTTCTTGCATCAGGTTCCGGACCAAGATTATTGAAACTTGCTCCACCAGCACTAACATTTAAATCTGAAGCTTTATTAGTAGCTGCTCTTGTAACATTTCCTTTACTATCTTTTGCATCAACAGTTCCCATATCAGCTCCACCTTTGAAATTTCTTCTATGAGTTATTCTTTTATCTATTGCCATTATCTTCTTCCGTCTGGTTGTGCATCTAATCTAAGTGTGCCATATCTCCATGATTCACCTACTGCTGTGTTGGCTATCTGTACAGAAACTAATCTGCCTCTAGCTCTTGTATCTACTTTATCAGTCGAAGATGTTATTGTAAAGGGTCCAAGAGGTGAGCTCACTGCTACATCATCTGGATAACTACTTACAAATAAAGTTACTTGAGCATTACCTGTTTGGTATTTAAAATCAGGTATAAATCGTTTTACAGACATAAAGAATTCTCCATCACCTCTATAATCAGCAACCCCTGTTGCCTGACCCAAGGCGCTTCGTCTAGAGGTAATATCCCAATCTCCAGATCTAATAAATGCATCAATAGAAGTTGTGCCTGTGCTGTTGACTTGATCAGTCCCTACTTCATGAGCATAGTAAATACTAGCTCCATATAAATTTGTAATACCTAATATATCTGGAAATACAGGTGTAGCTGTTTTAGTATACTCTGTTGCATATGGAGCATTAAATACCCCTTGATCTTGATATGTTGTTCTAGCTAATGATGAAGTAGTCCAAACATTTTCTGAATAGTTATATGTTACGCATCTATCAACTTGATCAGATCCATCTTTTGGATAAAACCAATTTATTTCTGTATATAAAGAATTAGGTGAAGAGTAGATAACATCTCTTGAATCTAAATTAATTCCTAAGTTATCTCCGTCTGTACTAAATACAAAATCTTCTACAAGTGACGGCAATGTTTTAACTGTACCATCATAGACAAAAAACCCACCTTCAGCTGACATCCACCACACAGCACCATTTGCATAAGACATAGCGTGTTGACCAATACAACCACAGTTGGTACCTACTTGTCTAACGGAAAAAGTAAAAGGTGGACCAACAAATTGAATTACATAAGCTGCAACATCTGTTGATACAAAAATATAATCTTTACCTTGTATAGCTGCTCTAATTTCATTACCGCTGTCTAATCTAAAAGTCCCTGCAGTATTAGTAGCAGTAGGTGCATATGTATTTAAATCTTCTTGATTTGAAAATCTTACAAACATAGGGTCTTGTGTTGTAGGATCACCTATAGTTGTTTCTGTTCCTAAATGAAATACATGTCTATCTCTATCTGATACGATAGATATTCTAGTGGCTGTTGGATTGTTTGTTGTTTGAAAATTACTTGTTGATTGTGATGCTCTTATTGTTCTAGCATTTGATGCCCCAGCATTCCATGTAAAAGTTTTACCATTAAATATAGTTACGACTAAAACTTCTCCAAAGTTATCTATACTCCAGTTTCCTGGGTCAAGAACCACATTACTAGTTGCACTTTCAGTTCCCCATGTGCTAGATCCCCAAAGATCCGTACCCCAACCATAACCTGCGGTTTGAAAAGTAGGACCTACTACAATGTAAGGATTAACAGTTGCAGCACCGGCTGCAGTCATACCTGAGCCTCCTTCATTTCTAGAAGCTTGTATTGTAAATTTGTCTACATCAGGGACAGTTAGTATTTCATAAACTTGTTGTAATTCTGTTGGTGTGTAATCTGAAGCACCTGTAACAGTTACAGCAGATAATGTTACATACCTTCCTTTAGCTAAACCATGAGATCCTTTATTTATAGTCACAGTATTTGAACCATTAACAGTTGTTATAGTACATCCTGTAATGGCTGTATCTAAAGGTGTAATATCAAAAAAATCATTACCATAATATAAAAATAAACCTTGTGAGGTTCCAATAGCTGTGTATTTTTCACCAGCAAAAGAAGTAAAAGCATGTTGTTTTCTAGCTGCTCCAGGTAATGTTTTAGATGCAGCTGTAAGTTGATTCCAACCACCTATTTTTTCAGGTAATCCATATCTAAATCTAACAAAATCACCATCTGTCCATTGCCCCTCGGCACCAGATTCTGTATCTTGTTTATTAAAACCAGGCTTGAAATTTAATTTTTGTAGCATATAGTGAACTATATATTAATTTTATAAAGAATGAAAGTAGCATAAATTATGCCTTATGACCATAAAATATCAGATTTAAAGTATAGAATCAATGCTTTAGTTCCTAAAATTGTTTGTAAAAAAATTATAGACATATTTGAAAAATATCCTGAATTTCATTATATTGAAGATAGTTATAAATATGAGACTCAAAAAAAAGAAATTGATAACTATACATGTTTAAATTTATCTAACATAAAAAATCCAAACGAAGATATTCTTTATGCTATTAATCAAGCTAAAAGTTATATTAATATAATGATTACTAATTATGTATTACACATTAAAAATAATAAAATATGCACTGTTTTTAGTGATCATTTACTTTCATCATCAAGTAATATAAGAATTTTAAGATATGAAAAAGGACAGTGTATAAAAGATCATAATGATGTTGGAGTTACAGAAAGAGCATCTTGTACTTTAAATTTAAATGAGGATTACGAATCAGGGGAGTTTAGATTTTTTGGTGGACAAATTAAAGAAAAATTTAAAACAGGGGACGGAATGATTTTTCCAGCTGAACCTATTTGGATTCATGGCACGGAACCTGTGTCTAAAGGAACAAGATATTGTATTAATTGTTTTTTACATGGATACTTAGGAGAATAAAAATATGAATAAAGAAAAAACAGTAAAGATTAATAATTTTATAGGGGTGTATGATAACTATATTACAAAAGAAGAATGTAATATAGCTATTAAATTATTTGAAACTCAAAATAAATTTAAAAAGACAATAGATAGAGTAACCTTTGAAAATTCACCTATACTTGAAAAAAAAGATAAACAATATTTTGCAATGCCAGAAGATATGGATTTTTGGTGGCAAGACTTAAAATCAATGATTATAAATTATGACCTAGCTTGGAGACATTATATTAAAAATACAGGAGCTGGTGATGCCTATGGATGTCCTTTTCATTATACAAATTTAAAAATTCAAAAAACATTACCTAAAGAAGGATATCATGTTTGGCACATAGAACATAATAAAGGACCTGATACTGAACCTAGAGCTTTTGTTTTTTCTATATATTTAAATGATGTTGAAGAGGGTGGAGAAACAGAGTTTTTAAATTTCTCACAAAGAATAAAACCTAAAACAGGTAGAATAGTTATATGGCCTGCGGCTTTTCCCTATGTTCACAGAGGTAATCCACCTTTATCAGGTGAAAAATATATCTTAACCTCTTGGATGAAGTTAAGGTAATATAAATATTATTGAATTAAAAAAGTAATATTCTATGAAGAATATGATGTAGGTCTTGCACCTTTTTCAGATTCGTCTCTAGAATCTAAATCCCAAACTTTTTGTAAATGTAGTAGATGAGCTGAATCCCATTTATCAACAAATTGTTGAATGGCAATTCCTTGATCAGCCAAAGAGCAATGAGGAGTTTCGTCCCTGTGCTCTACTTCATCAGAAGAAGGAGAAGTACCTGATTGAATAGCCCAGATATTTTGAAAATCTGTAGTTGCCCAAAAAGCATCGTCATTAATTTTATATCCAATACCTTCTTCTGCACCTTCAGCATAATTTTTTATAATTGTTTTATCTTCAAATATTACTGTCCAGTTTGCGTTTGTTGCCATAATTTCTCCTAAGTCTTAATAATATATAAAATTGTTAAATAAGGTTGCAACACAGATGGGTTTGCTGCAGTACCTGAAAAAGTTGCACTCATGTTGTGAGAGTGTCCTGTACCAGAACCAGTATTTCCTACGGATGAACCTGATGTGTTAGAAAAATAATTGTTAGGAAAGAAATTACCAAAAGGTGCACTTGGACTAGACCCACCTCTAAATGCATTATGTGAGTGAGATGCAAGCTGTGCAGTAGATAAAGAAGCATTAGCTGTTGAACCACCAACATTACCTGAAGGCGTAACTGAAACAGTGTTGGCCCCACCAGTCGAAGCTAAAGCTTTAGTTCCAGATTTACCCATTGCAACGTTATCTTGTAGATCAGGAACATTAAAAGTTGATGAACCGTCTCCAGCTCCATATGTTGTGGCTACAATTGCAAATAATGCAGAGTAAGTTGATCTTGAAACTGCTTGACCATTACATTCTAGAAAACCTGTTGGTACTGATGAAGAAGACCACGGCACAATAGTAGCTGTAGGAATTCCTTCGATACCTGTAAGGTTTGCTCCTGAAAAATCGTATTTTGTTGCTTCGTAATTTGACATATTATTTCTCCGTGTAAGTCCATCCTGTTGTAGCATCACCTGAATATACTAATCCAAAAGCTGCACCTTGTGTATTAACAACAAGATCAGATGCTGCATTAGCTATATTAGAAGAATTTCTACCAACAGTCAATGCGTTAGTATTGAAATCATAACCTTGGTCTACAAAATGTACTTCATCTCCTGTAGCAGGTGAGGCTGGAAGCGTCACTGTAACTGCTCCACCATTTGTATTTACTAAAAGTTTAGCACCAGCTTGAACTGTTTCTGCTGCTGATACTGCTCTCCAATTTCTTTGTTCATGAAGTTTTACAACATTTGTTCCATCAGAATATAATGTATAATTATTTCCTTCACATAAAAGAACACCTGTTCCAGATGCAGTTTTAAAAGTTAAAGTGTAACCAGCGTGATTACATGCATCCTCAACTAAATAAGTTTTTTCAACTGAGTTTGGAATACTAACTGTTAAGTTAGAAGCTAAAGTCCCTGTTAATTTAATAACTTCATTTTTACCATTTGATAAAGCACCATTAGTAAAAGTTAAAGATCTAGCAGCGTTAGTTATATT